CGCCATGTCCGGCGATCCCGACATATAGCCGGTCACGCGGCGGTAGATCTCGCCCAAAGCGGCGCTGATCGGGTTGCTGGCGTCAGTGGAGGTCGCGTCGGGCGGGTCGAGCAACGACGGCATGCGGCTACTCCATGCTCTTCGCCAGGATCTCGGCGTCACGAACGGATTCGGGCAGCTCGGCGTCAGCCTTCAGCTCGCCCCGGATGCGGGTGATCGCCAGCACCATCTGCCGGTTCGCCTCGCGTTGGGCGGGATCATCGACATAGAGCGCCTGGCTGGCGGCGTCCTCCACGATGCGGTCGAGGATCTCGGTGAAGGCCGGATCGGCCAGCAGCCGCTCCGCCGCCATCGCGCGGCGCTGTTGGTCAGGCGTCAGGGCCACGGGTCAGGGCTTCCCTTCACGCCGCGTCAGCTCACTGAAGACGGCCTGGGCCTCGGACGAGGCCGCCCAGACGGCGCCTTCTTCCTCGCTGGCGTCGAACTCGCCCCGCAGGTGACGGGCGCGCAGCGCCAGCGCGGCCGGTGTCGCGGCCACCTCCAGATCAGCGAGCAGCTGCAGCGCGGGCAGATCCAGCGGCGACAGATAGTCGTGGTAGTAGCCTTCCGCCGCCCTGTCGGCCATCTCATGCAGACCCGCGCCCCGCAACGCGGCGGCCAGAACGTCTTTCGTGTGCATCACCAGTATCCCCATCGCGTGCCGCCGATCGCGCCCACCAGCAACACCACCAGCAGGACGATGAAGACGATCGCCAGCGGGTCGCCGAGCGAGCCGATATAGCCCGATCGCCAGCCATACCCGCCACCGGCCAGCAACAGAATCAGCAGGATGATCAGGATCAGCGTCATGCCGGCGTGTCCGGTTTCGGGGCGGGGCTTCTGGCGGCCTGGACGCGGCCGAGATCCAGGGTGCCGCGCAGCATCAGCCGGAACGCGGCCAGCACCGTCTCGCGCTTCACCTCATCCTCGACGCCACTCATCAACGCGACCCCCGCGACGTGCGCCAGCGTCACCAGAGTGGTGGCGGTGTCGCGGCCGGACAGCACGTCCACGATGCGTCGGTGCAGCTCGTTGACCTCGTCCTTATCGCAGCGCGACCACATGAAATGGACGAGGTAACGCACCTCCTGGCCAGCCTCCAACAGCTCCATCCGGCCCAGCGACGAGGCCTCCCAGTCATCGGCGGTGGGGTGGTCGTCGCGTGGACGCTGACCGGTCGATTCACGCTGGGGCATTGGTCCCTCCGGGTGACATGGGCGGGGGCAGCGGCGGCCCGCCCGGGCCGAGCAAGGGTGACAGCGCCGCGCGTTGCGCCAGCTGGCCATAGGCGCTCGGCATGCGGCCGCCGGCCAGCGCGCCGCGCACGGCGGCCGCCGTGGCCGGATCGGGGCCAGAAGGCGGCGCCAGCGGGGGCGGAGGCGGACCGGGTGGACGTAGCGGGCCGGGCGGACGTAGGGGGCCGCCAGGGGGGCCTCCCAGGCCCGGCGGCGCGGGCCGCTGGTTGGGATTGGGGGCGGGGGGCGACCCGGACGCCGGCGGGGCCGGGCTGGTCGGGGCCGGCAGATCCGACAGCAGCGCGACCCCGGGTGCCTGGCTCTTCATCGCCGCCTTGAAGTCGGCCAGAGCCGGCACCGGGGTGCCGAACTGGGCGCCCGCGACCCAGGTCTTCGTCCAGGCGTCGATCGCGGCCTTGTCGCGCTCGCGATCGTCGTCGAGCAGCAGCGCGGCGCGCTTCGTCTGCTGGTCCGCCCGGTCATTCTCGACATCGGCGGCGGTCTTCGCCTGCTGCACCTGGGCCAGCAGCATGTCGGTATTCGGCGGCGGGGGCGGTGTCGGCGGCGGTTGCCAGTCCGGCGGCAGGGCTTTGAAGTAGGACGACACGTCGGCGATGTTGACGGTTTCCAGCATCCTCGCGAGCGTGTTGCGGTATTCGGGTACTCCCGCCAACGGGTTGGTCAGACCGCCCATCTGGATCAGCTGCTCCTGCTTCGCCGCGATCTGGCCGAGCATGGCCAGCCGCTCGTGCGGTAACCCCTTACCGCCGACATTGACGCTGGTTTCCCACATCGTGGCCAGGGCGCGCGGGTCGATCGGCAGCCACTGCCCGCGAATGCGGATCACGTTGGGGCGGTCCTGCTGACGGGCCAGCATCTTGAGCAGGCCGGCGTAGAGCGGCGCCAGACCGGTTTCCGCCATGGTGCGCGCGACCATGTCCAGACGATCCTGCGCGGCGCTCGATTGCTGGGTGACCGCCATCGGCGTGGTCGACTGCAATTCGTCGATCGTCAGGCCGGATGAGGCGCGGGTGATGCCGGTACGGCTCTCGCGGATGCTCTCCAGCACCTCAAGCACGGGCAGCGCCTCCTTGCCCTGGAACGGCTTGACCAGCTCAGTCACCGCGCCGGCCTGCGCCACCCGGATGATGGCGCCGATCGCGGTCTGACGCACGTCGGCGAGGTTGGCCTGGCCCTGCACCATGACGGTGCGGGGAAACATTGATTGCCCGAGGCTGTCGAGGACCCCGCGCATCACCCTTGATTCGACCCGCTGCAGGTCCATGACCATGTCGGCCTGCGAGGAGCCGATGACGCGGCCGGGTTCCCTGTAGGGGGTGAAACAGCTCAGCGGGATCTCATCGACGCGCTCCCACTGCACCAGGGTCTGGGCATTTCCCAGGAAGTGCATGTGAATTAATTCGGCGCGATTGTCGCCGTCGATGTCCATCCGCACCCAGCCCTCGGCGTAGCGCACCAGGGACATGGATTTATCGTTGGGCGGGCTGCCTTTCAGGTTGTAGCCGGTGGCCGCGTCGCGCGCGATCGATTGCTGGCGCTGACGCGTGTTCATCGGATCGACGGCCCGATGCGCCAGGATCTTGTCCTCGGGCAGGCCCGCCTCGATCAGATCCGACACCGACACGTCACGCACATGGAACAAGGCCCGGGCACTGGCGACGTTGGCCGCGTCGGCGACGATCCAGACGCATTCGGCCGGCACGTGTTCGACCTGGGGCCATGCCTGGGTGGTCGAGCGGGTCACCGTGGCGGACCAGAACTCGGCCGGCGCGCCCTGGCTGAGATACATCTGCCCGTCAGGGGTTTTGGCGAGAGCCTGCTGCTCGTGCGGCAGCATCGGCCGGCGCACGATGCGGGAGGCTTTGATACCGGGTTCCGACAGCAGCATCTGCAGCTGCGGCAGCAGCAGGCCCTCGCTCACCTCAGTGCGCATGTGCTGCTTTTTACCCCAGGACCAGCGCACCCAGCCGGCCTTGCGCGTGAGAGCGTCGAGCAGGGCATCGTGCAGCACCGTCCAGCCCGGGTTGGCGACGAACAGCGCCCAGCGGGCGTAGTCGGTGGCCTGGCGGGCCAGCGCGGTGGCCGTCTGGTCTGATCCCGGCCCGGCGCCGGGGACCATGGACGTGGAAGCGCTGGCGTCGGAGCTGATCGGTTCGAAGCTCACGGGATCTTCGACGGCGGTGAAAAGTCGCAGCAGGGACGGCAAGGTCTGGCGGATGGTGTCGCGGACCACGGTCATGACGATCTTGGAACGGCCGTCCGGCAGCGGCTCATCGGGCGCGCCGGCGTAATAGCGGGACGCCGTCACGCGCTCGCGACTCAGATACTCATCATAAGACCGCGCGGCATCGAAATAAAACCGCCCGGTGGTGGCGATCTCGGTATCGGTCTTGCCGATCCGCTCGAAAACGATCTCCTGCTGCCATGCCGCGCCGGTGGGCCTGACGGTGGGTCGCAGCCCGGCGGCGTGACGGCGCAGCGTGGGCGGCAGGGACTCATCGGAGTCGGGTGGCGGGGTGTCGGAGCGAGTGGGCGGCAGCAGGAAAGCCAGCATCTGCTCGGCCGGGAAATTAAGGCCGGTGGGCCGCATGCCCTCGGGGATCAGGCCGGGGATATGGGGCAGCGGCGAGGGTGACGTGGACGCGCTGATCGCCGCCGGGGGCGGGGGGCCGGGCTGTTGGGGCATGGGCTGTTGGGGCATCGGGGGGCCGGG